CTCGTCTGGTGACGGCGCGCCGCTGTCGAGCCGCACGAGCGGCGGCCCATTCTTTTCCACATGCAGCGCCCATAGCCGCTCGGATTCGCGCTTGAGCCGTTCCATGGACCACTGGGGGCGCAGCATCGCAGCATTGTAGCCGCAGATGCCTTCCCAGCCCGCGTCCTTCGACAGGCGGCCCTCATGTACCATGCGGATGAAATACCCGATCGCGGCTGAGGCCCCCTCAAAGCGCGACCAGTCATCGGCCGCGCCCTCCCGCACGGGTGTGACCAGCACATCCTCGACGGCTGGCTTGTCGCAGGACGCGAAATCCGGCTGCAGCGATACCCCGGGCGCGGGCGGCATATCGGTGACGGCCTCAAAAAACTCTGCCAGATCGCGCTCGTGATCGGCATTTAGCGCGACGATCCGCACCTGTGTCTTGAGGTTGTTCTTGTAATAGACCGAGCCTGCGACACGGATCGGCTGGTGCGCGGAGCGGAAATGCATATCGCCCCCAACCTTGGCGGCAATGTCACCGCGCAGGCGGGTCACGCGCGCAATGTCACTGCCCTCGACTGGCTCGGTCAGCTTCCACCAGACATGGACCTTGCGCTGACCCTCGGGCGTGATGCCCCCGCTTTCCACGACCATGCTGGCTGGGCCAAGATGGCGTTCGAGATGGGCGCGCTTCGTGGCAATATCGCCGCTGTCGATATCGACCACCACTGTCTGCATTTGCAGAATATCGGCCGCCTTGGCCTGGCCGGGGGCGGCGACTGTACCAGGGATCACATAGACTGCCGCGCCTTCGCGCGCAGCCCAATTGGCAAACGTGGCCATCTTGTCGGTGGTGTTTTCGCCGGCCTCAATCCAGATGTTGTGCGGCCGGCCATCGATGCCCTGGCCCTTGTCGATGAAGCTGCGGACCGGGATCAGCCCGTCGCAATAGCCAAAGACCACCTCCATGAACTGCGCGATCTGCGCCGGGTCCGGTTCGTCACCGAACACATCGACCATCGGCGCGGCATCGTTGAAATCGCGCCATGGGTTGAAATGGACGAGGTTGTTCTTGGGCGGGTCGGTGAGAGCGCTCTCGTCGCTGTCCATCCCGTTCGTATCTGGGCGGTCGTCATCCTTCGCCATGTCGGCCTCCTTTCGTATGTTGTCTGTGTTGGGCGGGTCTTCGGGCGTATCGGTCATGCAGGCATCCCCCAGCAGCGCTCCGCCCATGGGCAGAAACGGCACTCAAAGAAATCGCGGTTTTGCGCGATGCGCGGCAGCAACTCGCCGGCATCGGTGGCTTGCAGAATCCGCACGCCGCGATCCGACATGCGCTGCGCAAGCGCTGCATCAAAGGCGACCTGCTCATGGTGTAGCTCGGCCGTGTCCTTGTTGATCGCGCAGAAGAGCGCGGGCGCGGCGGAAATCCCCGGCACCGTCGCCTCCATGTAGGCCTGATACACCGCGATCTGGGCGGCATAGACCGGTTTGGAGGCGGCAACCCCGTCCTTGACACAGGCGCGCCAGTTCTTGGCATTCATCGTCTTGCATTCCCACAGCGCGGGAACGTCCAGACCAAAGCCCGCAGGACCAGCGGCGATGATGCCATCGACATGGCCACGAATGCGACCGCCTGCGACCGAGAAGCCGAACTGGCCACCATCGGGGCGATTGCCTTTGCGGGTGTAGAGGTCAAACCCGGCTGCGCGCAGCCAGGCGACCGCCAGATCTTCCAGCACATGGCCAATGGCAAAGATGCGCAGCAGCTGGCCCGAGAACTCCTGGCCCGCGTCCTTGGGCGTGGTTGTGAATTCAAATTGCAGGGCACGCTCGCAAGCATGTCCAAGGCGTGATCCGCCAAGATAGTCGCGGGGGGCGCGGGTCGCGTTTTCAGCCGTGATGGCGGCGTCGATCGTGGTGTTGACGCGTTCGGCAAAGTCGGGCTTGTGATTATAATCCAACATCAGAAGGGCACCTCCGACTGGCTGGCGATCTCGAACATCTCGGCGCGAAATGCCTCGACGGTGATGACAATTAGCCTGTGCATGTCATTCTGGCTCAACTGACCCAGGGGTCGGTTCCAGCCGATGCGCTCCATCTCTGGCGCGAGCGCGCGCATGACAGCGGGCAGCGCCATCGCCTCCTCTTCAGTAAAATCGACCATGTTCAGTCCTCTCTTGGCTTTTCGGGTAAAGGCCGCCTGGCAGGGCATGGAGCAAAACCAGCGGTAGCTGCGCGGGCGCGGTGTGTTGGGATCGAACCAGCCGAAGCCGCGGGTGTGGGAGGTGCAAACCGCGCAAATGACCGGGCGCGGATGCCAGAGACGATCAAAGCCCGGGCGATCCGCAGCCGGTGAGCCGGATCCGAGAACGGTCCGGGGAACCGTTCTCCCGGCGAACGGCGGGGCCTGGATTTGCGCGACATGGGTCATGCGGCCCTCCGATCCGCGCCTGCCGCTCCTTCGACCAGCCGGCCAATATCGCGGCGGTTGAAATTGAAGGTCATGAGCGCGGAGGCCTTGTAGCGCGTGAGGCCAAAGTCGCTTCTGGCTTCGGGCGAAAGGTAGCGCAGCTGCTTTTCGGTCGCAGGCTGGGTCAGCCAGCCGCGCGTTTTGAAGGCACTCTCGTCCGTCTCATGCGCATTCAGCCAGTCATCAGCCTGCGCGAGACAAACAGAGCGTTCGCCAATACCCAGAAGCCGCGTCTGTGCTCCTTTTCGACCGCCAACAGCATACCACTGGCCTTCAAACCAGAAGACCCCACTCCAGGCGGTGAAGCCCGCCGCCATCAGCGCATCCTCGGAGCCGAAGAGGTCGACCCATTCAAAGCTTGAGCGTTGCAACAGGTCGATTTCTGTCATCACGAAACCGGACAATGCCCCGCCGAGCGCGCCCTCGCGACTTTCAGCATCTTCTTCTTCGACCAGCGCTTCGCCGCAGATCGGGCAATCGCGCGATGCCAGCGGAATGTCGGCATGACAGGACGGGCAGACTTTAAGGGGTGCCTCACCAGTCTCCGTCTTCCCCTTGAGATCGACATCCTGTTCCAGCGTGCCATGCGTGAGGCTTGATGTGCCAAAATCCAGAACAATGCAGTCGGTCTTGACGATGCCCGGATGCTCGGTCGGGTCGATGACGCGCAGCCCGCGGCCCACCATCTGGATCATGGTCGATTTGTAGGATGAGGGTCGAAGCAGCATGACACAGGAGGTGGGTGGATGGTCCCAGCCTTCCGTGAGCACGGCCACGTTTGTGATCACACGGATTTCGCCACGGGCGAAGGCCGCCAGAATGTTGCGACGCTCATCAGAGGGCAGATCCCCATGGATCAGGCCCGTGGGGATGCCGGCCGCGTTGAAGGCTTCGGCAACATGCGCGGCATGGGCAACGGTTGAGCAGAACACCACCGTGGGGCGATCAGCGGCTTTTTCCTGCCAATGCCGGATGACCTCCTCGGTGATGGGCGCGCGGTCCATGATCTCGGCCACTTCAGACATGTCGAAATCCGACACGGTCTTGCGCACGGCCTTGAGCTTGTCCTGTACCCCCACATCAATGACAAAGGTGCGCGGCGGCACCAAATGGCCCGAGGCGATCAACTCGCCCAAGCGCACCTGATCGGCGACATTGTCAAAAACTGCGCGCAGCCCCTTTTTGTCGCCGCGATTGGGCGTGGCCGTGACCCCGAAGATGCGTGCATCCGGATTGGCATCGCGCACATGGCCGATGATGCGACGGTAGCTGTCGGCCACAGCATGATGGGCCTCGTCGATGACCAGAAGGTCCAGTTTCGGCATGGCGGCCAAATTGGCCTCGCGTGCCAGCGTGGGCACCATGGCGAAGGTCACCTGGCCATCCCAGGACTTGGTGGTGGCGTCCAGCACCGAGGTGGTCAGCGCAGGATTAACCCGAGCGAACTTGTCGCGGTTTTGCGCGGTCAGCTCATCGCGATGCGCCAGCACACAAGCTTTTGCGGCGCTGTCGCCAATCCGCTGCCCGACGACCGCAGAAAGTGCGAGGGTTTTACCGAATCCTGTGCTGGCCACGCTCAATGTGTTGTCGCGGGTGCAGAGCGCAGCAAGGCTGCGCTCCACAAAGAGTTTCTGGCGGGGGCGAAGGCGCATGGCGATGACCCTCACTCAGCCCAACTGGGGCGACCGGGGAACCCGGGGCTGGCAGGTGTTTGCGTGGGCTGGCCTTGCTGTGCGGGTGCACCATTCCCCTGCGAGGCGGGTGTCCCATGTGGCTGATGGGCTGGCGGCGCGTAGCCCGCGCTTGGTGCCATCGGCGCGGTCCCATGGCCCATGTGCTGCGCGTAATCGCGATGGTCGGGCATCACCGCGCTTTTGATTTCGTTCTTCTCCTCTCCGTTCGTGTCACTGCCGATGTCGATCCGGGCTACGAACTCAATCCCGTCAAGATCGGCAAAGCCGTTGATGCGCCGCGCTGATTGTGCCTCGGCCGATTTGTCCTTGTCGGAAATCCCGCGCGAAGAATTCAGCATGCCGCGCAGCAGGCTGCGCCCCATATTGGCCCAGTCTGGGCCCTTGGGGCTGTAGAGCCCGATCAGCGACCAGATCTTGCGCTTGGCATAGGGGCCCTCGAGCACAGTGTATTCGGCGTCAAGAAACACGGCGCCGGTGGAGCCCCTTTTGGCATAACCGCCAGTCCAGCCTTGGGCCGGATCGTCGAACCCGCCCGGGCGGATGGTCAGGCGCACTTTGGCAAGCGTGCCCTTGGGGATGACATTGGTGTTCGATTGCGCGTCGTTAAAATCGGTCCAGATAGACATGGGTCGTGTCCTTTCAGTTTGAGGAATTGGTATTGGGGGTGGCCTGCGCCTTGGGCGGCGCTGGAGGTTGGGGTGCCTGGTAGGTCAGCCGCCGCCCTTCAGGGGAGAGGGGGCCACGGATCTTCTCCATCAGCCGACCAAGATGGGGGGCCTCAAGCATGTCGAGGCGACCGGAACGGTCCTTGGCCGGATAACCCCATGGGTTTAGGGTCTGGCAGACAAAACCGCGCTGCAGGCTGCCATCCTCGGCCTTGAACTCAGCCATGGTGATGACCTGATCGACGATGCCAGGCAGTTCCAACCCGGTCTTGGAGCCGTCGATCTGCGGCTGGAATACCCTGCGATTGAAGTCATCGAGCTTCTCGTCAAGGATGCCCACGAACCAGACATTCTTGGCGCGTGTGTGCTGCAGATGCGTGAGCCAGGCGATCATTTCGCGCCCATGCAACCCGTAAGCGCCGCGCACATCGGGCTTGCCGGTCTTCTCTGAATGGGCCTCGGGCTGGCCCTTGCACCAACCAAAGCACAGCCGCCCCGCCACAGTGATCGAGTCGATAAACACTGTGTCGTATTTTGCCAGCGAGGCCGGATCGCCGAACTTTGCGCAAACCGCGTCATAATGCGCTTGGCTGTAAGGCTGGTCCGCACGCAGCGCCGGGTTGGGTCCGCCGATGAAGACAGCGAAATCCCGACATTCCGTCCAGGTCCGCGGCCGAATGGCATCAAGGGCCAACCCTTCGATGGCAAGATCGCCCGCTTCCAGATCAAAGAAAAGCGTGGTCGTCGCGTTCAGCGTCCAGAGCAAGCTGGTCTTGCCGATGCCCGAGCGGCCAAAGATCACGCCTTTGATGCCACGCGGCTCTGCCAGACGCTGATCGGCAGTGATTATAGGAAGCATACCGGTCATGACCGTACCTCCTGCTGCGCAGCGGTCGCAGGGTCGTTGTTGGTCACCGCCGCATAGAGCGCATCAAGCCGGTC